AGTTTTGATTGGTCGCTATGAACGTCGGCGACACCGACCCGCCGTCGGCGACCGACACCGACTTCGTTTCGTCTAACAGCAAAGTTCCGGTCGTGTCGGTGCCGTCGTATAGTTCGACGGTGACGTCTTCGGTCGCCGACGCGCCCGAATTGTTCGATATGCTGACGTCGGCTTGTGTGTGAACGTCGCGCCCGTCGCCCGCCGTGAACGTGAACGACGTCGGTGACGACGTTTCGGTAAGGTCGCCGTCGTCGACGCCGATTTGAAGCCCTTGTTCGAACTGCGCTTCTTGCTTTCCGCCTTGTGCCCCGCCGCCCGACTTTACCGCCGCATTCGGGCGGGCTTGCCAATTCAAAATATTCGGGTCGGATATGTCGGTCGCGCCGTTCGGTACTAAGACGATCGCAAGCATTAGCCCGTTATCCGGCACCGACGGCGGAACGGGGTTCGGGTCGTCGACGCCTTCGTCGACAGCATACGACCCCGAACCGGTGTCGAAATAGACAAGATCGACGCGGGCGTCGTCGACCCCGTTTGTGGTCGTCGTCGGGCCGTCCGATAGCGTGAATGACGCGGCCGACGGGGTATAGACGTCGCCGGCAAAGGCGATACCGTCGTCGGCTTGGGCGACGTCGATTGTCATTTCGGTCGCGCCGTCGGCGGTGACGCGGGCGTCGTCGTTCGCTAAGACACCGTTCCCGACGAACGCTTCGGTAACGGCTTGAAGAAGCGGTTCGGCGTGAAACGTTCCCCCATTCGGGGCTTCAAAGACGTCGGCTTCGGGCATTAGATACGCCGACGGCGCACGCCGCCTTTATGATTGGCGACGCTACGACACCACAATCGCCGTTTCGGTATTGAAGCCGGGTGAATCGCTTTGTATCGCCCGGAACGTCGTCGCCCATAGCATACGCCCGTCGTTATCGAAAAGCCCGGCTTCGGATAAGTCGACCGCGATTGAATTCATATCGGCTTCGGTGACGCGGGTAAACGACGATACCCGGTCGCGCCCCGTTTCCCGCCCCGCATTCTTTCGCACGACTTCGGATGTTAGCGACGTGTCGGATTCGGCGAAGTCGGTGTCGCCGTCACCGAAAGCGAATTCGGACGGGCCGACGACGGCCGACGGCGACCGAAGTGCGGCGGCCAAGGCTTCTTCCCCGTCGTCGGTGACGACTGCCTTTCCGTTCCCGCTACCTTCGACGGTGAGCGTGATAACCCCCCGAACTTCGTCGGTCGCGGCGATCGCACCGTCGGCTATGTCGACCGTGACACGGGCAAGAAGCCGATCGTCGCCGTCGAAGATACCAACTTCCCCCGGCACGCCGACGACGTCTGTAGCGGCGTATAGCGCCGTCGTGCGCGTCGTGTTTCCCGACCGCGACGCAAATGTGTCGCGCCGTCCCGTTTCCATTCCTAACGACGTGTCTTGCGTCGATACGGGCGTCGTGTCGCCGCCAATCGCCCCGCGTTCGACGGCCCCGGTTTGTCCGTCTAAGGCTTCCGCCGCCGCCTTCCGGCCTTGTCTGGTAAAGTCGGCGCTTACTTCGACGTCGGTGACAAGTGACCACGCGCCGCGATCGTCGCCGAATGTTCCGCGCCCGAACCCCTTCGAATCGTCCGGGTGTCCGAAGACGACTTGGTCGCCTGTCGACCGCTTGTATAGTTCAACGCCAACCGTGACTTCGAAAAAATTCGACCCAAAGGATAGGTCGCGGGCACGGTTTGAATCGACTTGGACGAACCGGCTATCGACGTCGCGTATTCGCTTGCTGTTTTCGGCGACGTATTCGTCGACGCCTTTAGGCATATCTAAAGACCCCCGTAAATCACGGTGACGTCGACCGGGTCTAAGTCTTCGATCGCAAGCGCGAACGTGCCGGTCCCGTCTTCCCCGGCGGTGTATTCGAACGACACGGTCTTATTATCGTTCCCGGTAAGTTGTATCGTCTTACTTTCCCTTGTGTTTCCGTCGACGATAAAGTCGGCCACAACCGACCCGGCGAACGGCGTGTTATGATCTAAGTCGGCTTCGACGGTGACGGTGTCGCCGACGCGAATACCGGTTGGCGACACGCTAAGGTTCGAATATTCAATCGCGTCGTCGGCCCCCGACGATTCGTCTTTTGTATCGCGCACCGCCGACGATTGGCTAAAGTGTATTTCTTTCCCGTATATTTCGACGCCGCCCGCCGGTATTGATTGCCCGGATCGGCCGACGCCCGATTCTTCATACACCTTCATGCCTGCGGCCGCCAATCCATTGTCGGTTTTTCGGTCGGATCGAAGCCCCGCGTTCGACGCGAAGTCGTTTTCGAACGCTTCCCAACTATCATATTCGTCGATAAGTGTGGTTTTAAATTCGCTAAACGACGGGTACTTATCTTCAAACTTGTTCCGTATGTTCGTCGCGGTCGTTTGGTCGAACCCGTTATCAACCAACCACGTTTCGAATTCGTCGAACGACGATAGGCTTGCGTCTTCGAAGTTTTCTTGAAATTTATCCCATTCTTCCGCCACTTTACTTTTCAGTTTTTCAAGTAGTTCGGCCCCGGCGTTAATCGTCTGATTGGGCGACCGAAGGCCCAATTTTACTAACTTTTGGTCTTCGGTAAGTTCGGACATATTAGGCGGTCGTGTTCCCTGTTAGCCCGACGGACACATAGCCTTCGTCGGTCGTTTCGACGTTTGACACGATGAACGTGCCGTCGACGTCTTCCGGTCCCCAAGTGACGTCAATCGCTTTCCCGACGGTGACGTCGCGGTACGCGGCGTCGGCGATCGTGAACGACATAGCCGTGTCTTCCCAAGCATTTTCGACTAAGAACCCCCGCGCACGGTCTTCTAAGCCTTCTTTCGTGCGTATTGACGTGTCTGTAATCGGTTCTTCTTTCGGCGCTTTGGTGTTATAGAAGCCGATCGACCCGGTATCTTCAAACGTCGCTTGTAGGTCGTCGGCCCCTTGAACCGTGACGCGGTTCCGAACGTCGTAATCGCGGTCGACGTCGGCGTCGACGACCGACGTGCTACCGTCGTCGGTGATATTTAGCGACGGGTCGACCGCGACGTCGCCCGCCGTTTCGTAATGAAGCACGTCGTCGTTATCGACATACACGACGGCACCGTCTTCGGTCGCTAAGATTTGCGCGACGTCTAAAATCGACCCGTCGATTCGGCGGGTTCGAATCCGCCCGGTTTCTTCGACGCCCGCCGTGCTAATCGACACGTTCCGACTGTTAAGCGAAAACGGCGTCGTGCGTATCATATCTAAGGCAAGCGCCCGGTCTTCGGGAAGCCCGCCGTCGGTCGACACCCGAAGTTCGACCGACCCGTCGGTCGATAGGCTTCCTGAGCCATACGTCGCGTCTTCCGGTTCTAATTCATACGTTTCAAACCCCGCATACCCCGGAACCGGAACGTTCCAAGTGTAGTTGACGCCGTCGTGGTCGCGCACTTCTAATTCTGCGTCGAAGACGTTCCCGCGATTGTTCACAAGAATCCGCATTTCTACCTTTAGAAGACGGCGACCGGGCACGATCGTCGTGCCTAATGATGTATTTCGAAGATACCATTCACCGCCTTCGCCTTCTTTGAAGTCGGCATATAGCACGTCCGACCCGAATTCGTTAAGCGACTTTTCGCTTATTTCCCCTAATTCGAAGACGTTAGCGTCAGACGACCAATCGGATACCGACGACCCGGTCGTGACAAAGACGGGCGACGTTTCCGGTTCGACTTGCTTGTTCACGGCTTCCCGCACGATCGCCCCGGTGTCCGTTTCGATAAAGGGCCGCCCGACTTTTCCATATTCCAATTGCCCGCTTCGCGTTTCCGCTTCGACTTCTAACGTCGCGTTTCGGCGGTTCGCGTTCGACGGCGTGCCGATTACTTCGCCGACCCAATCGTCTTCGTATGTGCCGGGGTTCGACGGGTCTTCGCGTTTAATCACGACGTCGGCACCCGACGCGAATAGCGTGCGGTTCGCGTCGCTATTCATTACCGTAATCACCGCTTGCCCGACGTCGCCGCCTTCGGTTCGGTCGTAAGTGACGTCGATTAGGTTCGTCGCTTGCGTCCCGTCGACTTCGACTTGAAAGTTCGTCATTAGTCTATCGTGTCACACCACAAAGTCGTTTAAGAAAGTCCATTCAAGGGTAGCGTCGTAAGTTCGCCCCGGCCTTTGGTCGGTGTCTTCTGTCGGGTTGAATGACGTGATTACCCCGTCGATCTGTCGCCCGTCGTATTCCAAGGTATCGAAGCCGTTTGCGGTGTCGTATCCCCATTCCTTCGACGCCCGGATTAGTTCGTCGCGGAACCCGTAATCGTCGTCGTCGGGCGTCGACGGTGACGACCCGTCGTATGTCGACGCATTCGGGTAATCGTCGGGCGTCATTCCCTGTATGACGAAGTCGACCGTGTAGGTTTGAAGGTCTAAGCGTAACTTCGACCCGACGACTTGCCGGAACGCCGACGCAAGCGAATCGGTGATAAGCCCGTTTTCGACGTCTGTTTCGACCCGGTTCGCTTTCAGGCGAAACGTTTCCGAACCGTCGTTTCGGTTCAACTTAACCGCAAGTTCGGAATTATCAGCCATACGCTATCGAACCCCGGCACGCCGATTAGTTTTGTCACCGATAAGGTCGACAAGCCGGTCGGCAAGCGACCGAAGTTCACGGCGCGACACCGACGACGGGTCGAATTCCCCCGACATTTCGATCGTAATAGTATCGACTTCGATCGTCGTGCCGCCGTCGCCGCCGCCCGACGTCGATATACCGGCGGCTTCAAGCAAGGCCCCCGGTTCGCCGACGACTTCGCCTTCGTGAACTTCCGCGATACCCGTGTCGGCGACGGTGCCGCCCATTTGAAGTCGGGGCATATCGAACGTGACGCCGCCGAAGATTGTTTGCCCGCCGACGGTCGCCGACCCAAGCGGCCCGGCGTCGATCGTCTTCGTCGGGAGCGTCACCGGGTCTAACCCGACTTGTGCCGGAATGACGGCGTTAAACGTGTCGGCGAAGGCACCCGAAAACCCGTCACCTAAGTCACTAAATATCCCGGCTATGTCGTCGGGAAGGTCGCGGGCCGACGATAGCACGTCGTCGATCGCCCCGGTCGCGTCACCTTTCAAGTCGCCGAAGAATCCCGCGACGCCGCTAATTGCGTTATCGAAGCCCGATTGTATTCCCGACCAAATACCGGCGGCGAACGACCCGATCGCGTTCAATTGGCTAACGATCCAATTCTTCGCTTGTCCGAAGAACCCCATTATCGACGCGACCGTTTGGTCGACGACTTGTGCGATTCGGCCGAAGGTGCGGGCGAATCCGCCGAAGAATATGTCGATAACTTCGCGGGCCTTTGCGAAGGCTTGGTCGAACCCGCCTTCTATGAATCCGACGATGAACCCGCCGATAACAGCAAGCGGCCCGGCGAATAGGCCAATCACGGCAAGTAGCCCGTCGCGTGCCCAACCCGGTAGTTCGACCGATAGCGTTTGCCCAAGTTCCCCGATCCAATCTAAGACGCCGGTGATTTCTAAAATCCATACGCCGAACAATCCAATCGCCGCCCCAATCGCCCCGGCGAAGGCAAGGGCACCCGCCGACCCCGCCGCTAACCACCCGACAAACGACGATATAGCACCCGTGACGCTTCCCAAAACGCCGGAAAGCGATAGTCCCCCAAGCACACCGACAAGTTTCGACCCAAGCCCGGCGATCGTGCTTAGAACCGTCCCGCCGGCAAGCATTCGAAACAGACGACCGAAGGCACGGGTGACGCCCCCGACGGTCCCCCGCAAAAGCGTGAATTGGGTATCGGCGTTATCGGTTTCGTCGCCGGCGTTCTTCGCGGCGACGGTCGACATTCCGAACGACCCCGCAAGAAGACCGACCGACCCCGACGCGCCTTCGGCCGCTTCGCCGACGTCGCGGTGTGTGTCGGCGAAGTCTTCGGCGTTCGATTGGGCTTCGTCGACGTTCGACACCCGCGCTTCATACTCAATTGTACCGATCTGGACCATGTGGCGAAAGGGTCGGCTTACCGTCCCTTAGCCGTTCACGGCCCTACCGACCGCCCCGAACCTTTTGCTTCCGTTCTTGGCGCTTCCGTCGCTTTTCCAACTTTTCTTCTTTCACTTCTTCCCGCTTCGTATGGATTAGAAGCCGGCGGTTTAGCGCGTTTTGTGACAAGCCTTCGACCCGCGACTTCGTCACCGTCACCGCCGCCGGCACGTCGCCGTCGAAGACGACGTCGGGCGTGTATCGGTAGCACGCCCACGCCAACAGGTACACGATCGACGCAAGGTAAACCCCGACTGATTCTAAGCCCGCTAACGCCGCCGTGACGCCGATCGTCGTTCCGGCGGTGGCGACGCCCATAGCGAAGCGCCGCCGACCCACGCGGCCAAGCACGCGCCGCGTCGCCGCCGCTATGTCGTGACGGCGTCGAACGTGATAGCCGTCGCGTTCTTCGCCGTGTATGTCACGGTGCGATAACCCCGCCTTCGACGTCAATAGATATTCGACGACGTCGAATTGGGCCTTCATGTCGTCGACGGTGCGGGCGGGTTCCCCGCGCACCGCCCGTTCTATTTTCCCCGTTCGGCTTCCGTTAGGTCTTCGAACGGCGGCGGGACTTCGTCACGAAGTTCTTCGAACACGGTCGACATTTTATTGAAGAAGACCCGAAGCGACGGGGCGTCGTCTTCGTATGCGCCGAACCAATCGACGACCATATAGTCTAATAAGTCGTAATAATAATCTGTCGATAGGTTTTGCTGTGGTTCCCCGTCCGGGCCTTTTTCGGTCGTAAGGTTGTTTTCTAAGACTTGGTCTTTCTTCCGCATAGGAACGTCGCCTTTCAAGTCGAACCAATACACCGTCTTCGCGTCTTCGTCGACGATTTTCGTCCGGTATGTATCGTCTTCGTCGGCGATCGCGTCGTCGATCGTGCCGACTTCGAACCCGTCGGGGACGTCGACGTCGGGCATTTCGTCGCTTGCCATACACGAAGGAACGTCGACGGCCGGGAAAAAGCGTGCCGGTCGTTATACGTATGCCGTCGTCGCTTGCGTGTCGGTGACTTTCATCGTCACCGAATCGGGGATTAGCGTAAGGTCGACGTCGACGGCACCTTCTTCGGGAATGGTGTGCGGCGCTTCTTCAAAGCCGGTGCTTGTCGCTTCGAATCGAAGGCGTTCGTCGGTCGACGGCTTGCGGAATTGAATCGAAGCGTCGCCGGCGTCGTCGGCGCTAAGTAAGTCCGTGAACAATTGGTCGTCGGTCGCCGTCACCGTCACCGTCGTTTCGTGTTCGGCGTTCGCGTATAGTATTTCGAACGGGTCGCGCCCGGCATTCGACGCGATATAGTGTCGCGGGTCGACGTTCGTGGTAAGTTCGTGTTCGAAGTCGGTGACACGGGCATACGTGTTCCCGTGTAAGGATAGGTCGCTTTCGACGTCGTCGAAGACCCACGGGTCGCGGGTATCCGCCGACACCGACGTCGGCGAATCGCCTTCGGTGACACCCATAGCGACCATGTCTAAGTCGGTCGAAAGCCGCGATTCGTTATCGACTTGAATCGACACCGACGGCGGGGCGGCCCCGGTGAACGTTCGCACGAAGTCGTTCCCCGTCCCCCGGCCGTAAAGGGCGGCTTCGATTGTTACTGTCGGCGGTATTTTGT